CCCACTCGGTGCGCATCATCGGGTTCAGGCTTCCGTAGCGGTGCCGGTACTTAACCCAGATCTGGAATTCCCGGAAGCTTAGGATTTCCTGCGCTTCTGCGATGGTTCTGCCGCCGATACCGTTGAGGACGAGCTCACACCAGATTTCTTCTTCTGCGCTGAGCTCGTGCTCTTTCCCAGATCGTTAACCTCCTGAATGGCTACCAGCAACGCAATGGTCAGCTGGCCGTCAAGTGAGCCTCTCTCCGGGTCAGCCTCGCCGGTGATGTCTGCCGGGGTGAACACCGGCTTGCCGTTCTCATCGCAGACGGAGGCCGCAATGCGACCGGCAACGCCATCCACTTTTCCGCCGTACGCCAGCACGTCAGAAGTAGCTGTGTGATACCCCATCGGGCGGATATAGACCGTTGCGGTCAGTACTGCATCGCCCTGCTTCCAGGTAATTTCTTTTTCAACGGGACGGCCGGTGAATGCCCCGGCCTTTTTGAGTGTGTCGAGAGTCAGCTTCATGCGTTAAGTGCTCGCTTTGGGTACCCAGACCGCCGCGCCAGATCGCTGGATCGAGGCGGAAGAAGAAACAACCGTGTTCGCCGAGAAATCAAACGGGAAATCGGACACGTAGCCTTTGAATACGAACCAGGTACGGCTGTCAGGCAATACCAGCCCATCCACTGCGCCTTCTGCATCAGCGCCAGCAACAGTGGGTGAAGCGGTGCCATCTGACCAGCCAATCGCAAAGGTCAGGTCCTGATCCTCTTCATCATCAGAAATAGACAGGTTATACAGCATGATATGGCTGCTGTTTTTCGGGTCGGCGTTAAGCGTCAGGGACGCCTGCCCGGGGGTACGCAGACCGCGCTTATACGTACGGTCTGTGCGCTCGGAAAGACAGGTGTCTTCAATCTGGTCAGCAGGGTTGCTGCCCGGGGAGAATGCAGTGATGCACTCCACTTCGCTCACCGCGCCATTAGCGAGAACGTAAAGCTGAGTGCCTTGAGTCAGTACAGACATGGGTTATCTCCGGTTATAAAAAAACCGGCTCTTGGCCGGTAGTATTGTTTTGGTTCAGCGCGGGACTATCCAGTCCACATCGAATGAGTATCGGTAGCGTTTGGTTTCAGCGTCCAACTCCTGACCTCCCCAGCGGGTGATATACGCGTGAGGCTCTATTGCATTCCGCAGAGCGGCAGCCACTCTTATAACTTCATCGGGAGTATTTGCATACGCATCAATCTGGAGAGTAAATCGGTCAGCATCAGGGCGTTTATCAAGGTAATTTTCCGGCTCGCCGCTGATATTCTGCCATACGGCATAGGGATAGATGACGTTGTCATTCTGCATACCGAATGGATAGAGGCGAGTCGGGCTGCTGCCAAGCCATCGATTTACCTCGGCGTCGTCTTTGCACGCTGCAAAAATGGGCGCGATCATGGCGGCACTCCTTTTTTCCGGGCGCGCTTAATAGCCCGGTCAACAGCCTTTTCGTATTCTTCAGCGAAAGTATTCACCACTTCCCCGATACTGCTGTCAGCAGCAGGTCGCAGGAAAGGCTGCGCACGCATCTTTTCGGTACCAAACTCCAGCAGGCGCCAGTGCGGCGTTGGTGCGTTCTGTGCCTTGTCCGGATGATTCTTCAGTACGGCGCCGTGCAACACACCGATACGGAATCCGAGATTGCCGGTCTGTCTGAACAATCGGCCGTTCCAGCGAAGAGCAACGTTATCCGCAATGCTGCGCCCGGTCACCGGATCGTCAAGCCGTTGCGCGTTAGCCTTCGCTTTATCAACAATCACATTCCCGGCCCGGCGCAGTGCAGCCCGTCCGCCTTTGCGTCGAAGGTCATCACTGACGCCTTCCAGCTTGCCCAGCAGAGAGTCCAGACCGGTAATGCTGAAGTCAACACCATCAGCCATCGTTTACCCCCTGTGAACACGGCAGCGTCAGATACTCAGAACCGCTTTTATCGTCTGCCAGCACGCCATGAATGTTGTAAATCCGGCCCCGATAAAGAATACGATGCCTGCTTGTGACATCATCCCGGTAGCGGATGGTGATCCGGGATGTGATCTCGCTCTGGCCTGCCTGCGCTGCCACAAATTCCCGTGCAGACAGGTCAACGACATCAGCCCAGAGCTTTGTCACGTCAGCCCATGAGTTAACAACCGCGCCGGTTACAGGGCTCTGTGTTTTGACAGGCTTCTGAAGCGTTATGCGGTGACGAAGTTTTCCTGCCTGCATGCTCATCCCCTGGGTCTGCTGCTGAGATAAGTCGGCGCCGGACAATCAACAGTTGTCGTTTCGATGTCATCAGCCACCGACTGATAAAGTAAAGCTACTAACGCTTCATTTGACTCCGCCAGGCGATTTATCGCTGCTGTCTGAGCGTTCATTGTTGCCAGCAGCTCTTTTACCTGTTGCTCGTTCATAGGCAATTGCCATCCATTTTTTCAGCCACGCGCGGCGGCGTTCACAACCGGAGCAGGCCATCTGCCCTCCTATACCCCATAAATCCGATAAGGCTGCAGAAATGCCTCAACAGCCAGATCGACCGTTGCAGAGCTGCCACTGGTAATCACTGCTTCGCGATTGGCATACCAGTGCGCAATCAACATAAGCATCGCGGTTTCTATGTCCTCGCCGTAAAGCAGCGCGTCAGGATCAATCAGGTAAAGCGGGTCGCCTGCGTTTTCATACAGCTGGCGGCGAGTATAAGTTTCCACATAACGCCATGCTGCCTTTATACGCGCCGCTATCCATTCATCCTCTTCAGCAGAATCGGCATCAATGCGGCAGTGCAGCTTCACCTGCTCAACGGTCAGCATAAAAACCCCTTATTTTGCTTTCGCCTTGCCTTTGGCGCTGCCTTCGTCGCCGGACTCTTTTTTCGCGCTGGACTCTTCGGCGTAACCACGCTGAATAAGCTCGCGCCCGTGCTGCTCCAGCGTTTCGAATTCCGTACCTTCGGTCAGCACTTCGCCTTTGTGGTAAATCGGTTTGATGGATCGTAGTTTCATGGCTGTTTCCTCATTGGATGGGCGGCCCGCAGGCCGCCGTCAGGAATTACGCGCCAGCGGCGGGAGCCGGTGCGGTGAAGGAGCCGTAAATAAACGCTTCAGGGCGCTTAACGGCCAGAGCCAGGCGCTCTTCGCAGCGAATCGAGATCATGTTTTTCTCGAAGTCATCGGCGTTCTCGGTGGAGATAACCACGTTGGCATCCTCACGGTCGAAAAGCTGCGCGGCAGCGTTAAATGCGCCAGTCAGGAACTTGCCCTGGAACGCGGCGGCCTCGGTGGCCACAACCGGCAGGCCCCACAGGGTCGGACCGGTCAGCGCGGACGGGTTCGCCAGAATGTAGCGGCCCAGCGTGTCCTTGGTCAGCTCGATCCTCGCCCAGTCGATAAAGTGCAGAACGTGGCCGGACGCCGGGAAGCGTGCCAGCTGCGCCTGCAGCATGGCCAGACGCAGATCGTCGATACCGTTCTGCTGCTCGACGGTGAATGCGGCGTTGAACGCGGTCGCCTGCGGCACGATGCCGTGCAGGTGTGCGCCGGTGCCGTCGCCAAACAGAATCTCCTGCTCTTCGACATACTTCAGGCCGTAGCGCATCTCAGCGTCCACCGTGGACTGCAGCTGCGCAAAGTCATCCAGAATCTGCTTGGACGCTTTGAACATATGCGCGATGGTGGTGACCGGGGTAATTTTGGTAGCGAACTCAATGTTGCTGTACGGCTTCGTGGTGCCTTCAGGCACAACCGCAGCGGCGTTAGTAAAGCCAGTCTGCTGCACCCAGAAGATCGCAGGTGATGCGGTACGGCCCGGGGCAATCAGGTCACGAATGAAAAGGCGCTGTTTCGGCGCGGTATCGATACCAGGCAGACGCTGCGGCTCTACCACACCCTCTGCCACATCCGTTGACAGCAATGCTGCATTAACCGGTACGCTGACGCGCTTGCCGCCTTCAACGCTGGCCGCAAAGGTTTTCAGTGCTTCGGAGCTGATGACCACCTGACCTACCGTCTCAACAACCTTTTTCGCGTTGTTCAGTGGCATATTGGCAACGTGCTGTTCCAGCTCACCCAGAGAGGCTTTCAGCGTTTTGTTCGCTTCGTTCAGAGCATTGAACTCGGTAGCGATCTTATCCACCGCTTCTTTGGTCTGCGCAGACAGCTGGCCGGAGTTTTTAGCCTCTTTCAGCGCATCCTCGGCCTTCTGGCTGAAGGTGCCGGATACTTCTTCCAGCTTAGCGGAGACTTTTTTCAGTAAATCGTTAACTTCAGACATGGTTTTTCCTTATTTGCCGAACGCCGCCAGGGCGTTTTCAAGTTGTGCAATATTTTCAGGGTTGATTTCTTCGGTAGCGCCCGGCGTACCATCATGATCGGCAGCAGCGCCTGGCTTGCTGCCGGTTAAAGCTTTCAGGAGTTTGCGACGCTCAGAGCGCGGGGTATCCGCTTTCGCCAGCAACGCGTCGAGCTTGCGCAATGCTGCCGCCGGACTGTCGTCGTCATCAGAAATTTCATCAGCGGAAAGCAGGCGATCTGCGAAGCCCTTCTCAACTGCATCGCTGCCGCCGATATAGGTTTCGCCATCCATCATCGTGGCCACCTCTTCCTTACTGAGGCCCGTGCGCGCAGAGTAGATGTCACCCATCGCTTTATCGAAAGGCTCCATATCTGCGGCGATTTGCGCCAGGTCATGACGGTTGCCCATCGCATAGACCCAACAGTTATGAATCATCAGAAAGGCACCACGCCCGATTTGCACGTCGTCTCCGGCCATGGCAATGATGGAGGCAGCAGATGCTGCCAGCCCCAGCACCTTCACGGTGACTTTGCCTTTGTACTCGCGCAAAAGGTTGTAGATGGCCAGGCCTTCAAACATGTCGCCGCCCGGCGAGTTGATATTCACCGTCACGTCAGCGCCATTCATTGAGCGGAGCGCACCGGCGATACGACTGGCCGTTACGCCCTCACCCCAGTAATCAGCACCGATAACGTCAAAAATGGAGATGCTGTTTTCATCAGTGTTTGCGGCTTTGATGCCGCCGTTCCAGCGCTCCATGGTGGCGGACGGCAAATCCCGTTTTGAGAGTGCAGAAGGCCGCCCCGCCGGTGCTTCCGGAAGGCTTTTCAGTGTCATGGGGATAGCTCCTAAGCCGCCTGTTTCAGCGGGGATTGCTCGAAAGGTACGTCAGGAAAAAGGTAGCTGTGCAGCTTACGCATCTGCGCGGCCTGAGTCGCCAGGCTGTTCTGCTTCAAATCTTCCAGCGGCGTCAGGTTCAGCTGAACGGTATAAATATCGCCACCTTCGATCGGGGGCATATTTTCCAGGCGGCGCACATCGTTGCGCGACATCCATCCGTTCTGCAGTGCGGTTGTGTAATATGCAGCACGTCCGGCGCTGTCAGCACGGAGCAGACCTTCAACAGAGAACTCAGCAAACAGGTCTTCGTCGCCATCCAGCAGGCAGCGGGAAATCTCCTGCTCAATGTTCACTAACAGAGGCCGCAGCGTATTGGTCAGAAACTGCAGGTTCATCCCCTCAACGCTGGATGCCCAGCTGCTTTGCTTGTCCGCGTGACCGACCATAAACGGCGGCACGCGAAACCAGCGACAGATTTCCTCAATGCTGAACGCACGGGACTCCAGCATCTGTGCCGCCTCGGGATTCATGGTGACGTTCTGATATTTCAGCCCGCCTTCCAGCACCATAATCTTCCCGGCATTACGGGAGCCAATAAACTTCGCCATATAGCCGCGAAGCCTTTCCCGCTGTTCTTCATTCAGCGCGCCATCAGCACTGAGAAAACCGGAGCTTTGCAGACCGTTCTCAAATATTTTTGCCGCCGACTCTTCAACGGCCATTGCTGAACCGATCACATCACGGCCAGCCATCATCGGCATCATGCCGCAGACGCCATCCAGACCGAAGCCGCGAATGTGCATGATGTTCTTGGCGGGAATAACGCGGGACGTTGCAGATTCTGTATAGGTATATTCCAGGCTGCCATTGTCCAGCCGCTTCACCACCATATTTTGCGGCAGAAGTGGCACCAGCGAGACAAGCCGGTTACCGATCATCTTCTTCTCGACAAAGGCGTTACCGCGCAGGCAAATGCTGGCTACCAGCATCAGCATGAAGCGTGAAGGCGTCATTTCGAGGTTTGGACGGCGGCAGAGTACCTGATAAGCCGGATGGTCAGTAGCGGGCTTGCGTGATCCGTCCGGCTGCCGTGCGTAAATCTTTAGCGGCAGCGTGGATACAGACTCACTCAGCAGCCTGACACAGGCCCAGACGGCAGAAAGGTGGATCGCTTTATCAGCCGACACCACCTTTCCGCTGCTGCTCATGCCCATCCATTCCTGCCAGAAGGATCCCGTCGTCAGTCCGATCGGCACGCCCAGCCAGTTCAGCAGCGCGCTTTTGACCCTGCCGGGCTGTTTGTTCTCTCTCATCAGAAACCTACCATTATCGGATTATCAAAGAAGCCGCTTAAATCCTGCGGCTCTTCTCCGCCGTTGAGGATTAGACGACTGAGTCCGGTAAACATGGCAACCGGTCCGTCTATCTTCGCCTCCGGCGTCGATTTGTTGGGGAAGATGTTGTCGTTTTTATCCACCTTTGCGGTGACGTTGCTCATCATCCAGGTCATTACCGGGTGATTGTTATGATGCAGGCGCCCGGCGTAAGCCAGTGCCTCGGTTTCCTTCATCGCTTCTGACAGGTTACGGACCGTCTGCGCCACCTCCACCATCGGCACGCCCTCTTCTGCCAGAGAAAGGCTGAATTGCGTCGCGCCCCATGGGTCGAATCCGATTTCACGCAGGTTTTCACCGGCAATCCACGTCAGAAGGTCTTCTTTGATAACAGCGTGATCTACCACATCGCCATCCGTCAGTGTCAGATGCCCGCTGTCGCTCCATTTCTGGTACAACTCAGCCATCTGCCGTGAGCAGCGTTCCAGGCGACCTTCCGGTAACCAGAATTTAAAATCCGCATGTACATGACCGGCGGGCGCACGCCAGACTTTCACCGCCGCACAGATATCGATTTTGTTCGCCAGGTCAACACCTACCCACATTGGATAGGTTTTCAGCTCATGAACTGGCGCCAGAGGCTCACAGGCCTCCCACTTCATCATATCCATCCAGGCCGATTCGGCACTTACCCAGATATTCAGGTGCTTGGTAAAGAAGTTATTGCGGGCTGAGACCTGCTCCTGCGCCTTTTTCGCCAGGCGGCGAAGGTCATCCCAGCGCTTACATATACCCAGCCCCGGATTGGCTTTCTGCCACACCTTTTCGTCGAACGGCTCGTCGCCCTCATCGAGCGTGAAGATAATTCCAAAAAAAGTGTCATCCTCTACCACGCCACTCAGCACCTTTACTGCGTAGTCACGCAGCTCATAGCAGATACCTTCACGGTTAAAGCCTGCCGTGGTAATGGCGAACAGCAGGGATTGCGAACGGGCGCCGGTCGCGGTCTCCAGAACATCCCACACGTCACGGGTGCGGTGCGCGTGCAGCTCATCCACGATCGCGCAGTGGATATTCAGGCCATCCAGGTTGTTGGCGTCGCTGGAAAGCGGCTCAAACTTGGAGGCCGTGCGCTCCTGGAAGATCGCGAGCTTGTTGTAGTCAAACAGCCTGCCCAGCGCGGCGCGTGACTGCTTAATCATGTTTACTGCGTCGTTGAATACGATGCGGGCCTGGTCGCGGGTCGTTGCAGCTGAGTAAACCTCAGCGCCGCCTTCACCATCAGCGCCGGCCATATACAGTCCGATGCCAGATGAGAGCGTTGATTTGGCGTTCTTACGCGCCACCTCGTTATAAGCCGTACGGAAACGCCTTACCATTACCGGGCGGCCTTTGTCGCTCAGCACCTGCTCCCCGGTCTGCTCGTTTACCAGCGGAACAACGAAGCCAAAAATATTAATCAGGATGAAGATGTGCCAGTCCATCAGCTCAATCGGCTTACCGGCCAGGTCGCCTTTAACATGCGGCACGAACTTGTAGAAATTCAGGATGTGCTGCGCGCGACTCTCGCTAAAGAAAATGTTGCGCTTCTCCCCTTCCTGCAGGTCATCAAGGAAACGGGCGCAGGCCTGCTTCACATATTTGCACGCAACAATTTCTCCGCCGACCACTCGCTCGGCATAGCGGATTCCGTCTGCCACTTTAGCCATCAGTCCCTCGCTTTCAGGAATTCTTCCAGCGGATCTACCTTATCAGGACCGCCAGCGTTAACTTTGCTGCGCGAGGCAGGTGTCATACCGAACTCTGACAGCATGGCGCGAATTCGCTTCCAGGCATCGGCCTTCATCGCGGCTGCAGGATGCGCTTTTATCATTACGTCACCGGTTTGTGTCTCCACCCGGTACGTATAACCTTCCGTATCGAGCGTTTCGCAGTGGCGCCGGTATTCGGTATAGGCTTCAATCAGCAGTTCCAGCGCCTTCGCATCAAGCTGCGTCAGTACGCCGATATTGTCCAGCTCCTGCGCTATTTGCTGGAACCAGTATTTACCCATCTTGTCGAGGTGCTTCGGAGTATTGGGTATCCCTTTCTCCGGCTTAGGCTCATTCTGGTTTATCGGGCGCTTGGATGGGTTCCCCCTCACCAAAACCAGGTGTGACGGGGTTTTCGGTGGTCCGGACATTGGGAAAACTCCAGTAAAAGGGTACCTTTGGCGTACCCATAAAAAAGGTTTCTAACCTGCGGCGGTGCGAAAAAAGGTTAGGCGGCGGTCCTTTAGGGCGATAGCTGTGAACTCTGATCCCACCCTCCCCTTTCGGCTAATTCTTGATGGGAATGGCTCTCATTTACATATATTTGCACCAAGAT